GCCTCAGATACTAGCAGTTAGCACAGGGATTGCAATACTTTTTATGCCTATCTTTAGCGCCTCCCTTTAGTGTATCGAATGCTAGGCCACCAGCACCAGCCAGCACACCAGCACACCAGCACACCAGACACCAGACACCAGACACCAGACACCAGACACCAGACACCAGCACCAGCACCAGCACCAGCACCAGCACCAGCACCAGCACCAGCCAGGGTGCGCAGGTCGCGGCTCAGTACCCCCGGGGACCCCTTTCGCGGCCGGCTTTGGGCGCGGACACTGATTCAGTGTCCAGCCTCAAATCATCGAAAATTCCGCGAAAAATTTTGCAGAAAAACCTAGACAACATTTTTGTATTACTTTAAAGTGAAGTCCTCAAGTCTGAACACGGAGCACGCCATGTCTCGCACTACGCGCGGCGCCAAAGCACCCGGCTACGAGTACTGGTCACGCAGGCTTGGCGGAGCACCTATCCCGGGACGGCACAGCAAGAAGCACACGCACAAGGTGGAGCGTTTGGCAGAGCCCGAAATCATCGAAGACGGCCTGCGGGAGAGTGAGCCGTCGGACGAAGAGGTGTGCTTCATCTGCCACAGGTCCCACCCGTGGGAGCCGGACGAGGACACTTGCGAGCAGTACATCATCGACCGTATACGCTACGGCTGATTACGAAGCAGTCGTCCTGGGTCATGACGTGAATCTGGCCTGACACCTTTAACTTGGAAACGGAGCACAACATGGACAACCAGCACAAGAAAATCAAAGGCTACCGGGATCTATCCCAAGCCGAAATCGACTTGATGAACAAGATCAAAGAAAAGGCTGCCGAAGTAGGCGAGCTGTGCGACTCACTGAGGAAGGCGGAGTTCGCAACAACTTCCGACGAGCAGCCCGATCCACGCTGGCTGTCTGTCGGCGTGACGGATCTGCAAAAGGGATTTATGGCGCTGACACGCTCAATTGCGAAGCCGGGGTTCTTTTAGCCTAAAACCCAAAAGCCCCGGCTAGCGCTTGGCAGTGCTACGGGGTCACTCACTAAACGGAGCACAACATGCCGCTATACCAGAAAGCACAGACCCAGGAACTCACCCCTTGGGACGGCACGGTCGACATGCTCACTGTCAGCATCGCCCCCGGCGACATCGCCAATGGCAGCCCGACACTGGGCGACATGATCGCCGTCAACGCGGACGACCCCAACGATCGGTGGTTGGTGTCCCAGGCGCTCTTCGAAGCGAACTACGTACCCGTGGGTGACTCCGCGCTGCTACAGGAGCAACGTCTTCGATGGCGCATGGAGCTCATAGCCCGCGTGACGGCGCACACTGGCGAGTCACTGGCGTTCACGGCCAACGACCTCATCACCGCGGAGAAGCGACTGATTGGGGGTATCTACGAATGATTGATTTTGCGAGAGCACCCCTCAAGACCGAGGGCGGCACAGTCCGGTGTGAGGGTGGCGTTCCGATGTACACGCGTCCTGACACGACCTACCATCAAGCGGGAGCTGGCCGGATGAAACTTATTAAGCGTTACCGAGAAGGTGGCGACCCCGCGCACCTACAGTGGGGCAATGAGCGTACGTACTGGTGCCTGTGTTTTATTGCTACGTGGGGCGCCAGGGTGTGGCGACTAAAGTTTCGCTGGCGGAAGCGTAACAACCCGGGTCGTAGGCCTAACGGCACAGGCCCCGCGATGGTACTGACTTGGCGGAGCGCGACACTAGGCACAGCAGAATGATCTACCTGAAAACACAGAAGCCAACTAACCCGAGAAACGGAGTAACTACATGATTAAATTACTGACAGCACTGGCCGCCATTACGTTGTTCGCAACCCCTATGGCCTTCGCAGGATCGAACGTGAACAACTGCTCGGGCGCAAGTATTTGCACCATCGGGGGCGGCATAGGAGCGAAAGGGGACCGTGGCCCCAAGGGGCACAAAGGTGACCGAGGCATCGCAGGTACTAACGGCGTGGCTGGCATCGCAGGCACAAACGGTACCAACGGTATCAACGGTATCAACGGAGCAGATGGTACTGACGGTATGGATGGCATCAACGGGGCAGATGGCGCCGACGCGACGTTGGACCAAGAGCTTGTAGACCGGTACATCCGTAACAGCCGCTATACCGACAAGCACGTGTCTGCGGGAATCGCCACGGCAACTGCAGCGGCCAACCACCACTTTGATGTCTCCCCTAATGCCGGCGCACAGATCGCCATATCCGGCGCTACGTTCAACGGGCAGTCCGCGGCAAGCGTAGCCTTTGGCGCACCTGTAGGCGAGCGCGTGTTTATCAATTGGTCTCTTACCAGCAATAGTGGTCCCGCCAGGAGCGCAGCGTTCGGTGTGGGCGCTACCCTGAAGCTAGGCCAGTAGCCTGACGATGCCAAGGACGGCGTAGCGCGACACGGGAGCACGAGTATACGTAACACGAGAAACCTATACACATGGCCTCCCACATGCATAGATTTCGCCGTTTTCTTTACAGAAGGATGCTGAAGAATGATTGACCACCTATACTCCGTCCCCGTCTACACCCGCGTCCTGCAGTTCGCCTACGCCAACCACAAGAATTGGAACGACGCCATCGCCTTGGGTCCCGTCAAGTGGGTCACCGACGTGCTTCCTCGCATCGACCTTGGCAGCGAGTCCGGCAAGACCACGGCCGCGGCCAACTTCGCGGAGCAGTTCGGTGACGTGATTGTCGTGGCCCGTACGACAGACCTCGCGACCAACCTCAGCCATAGGCGTCCGGCGGCGAGGGTGTTTAGCCTTGATTGGCTGGACAGGCTCATCCCTCACTACTTCGACACGACGGGTCCGATGTTCGTGTTCGACGATGTGGCGGCCAAGGACGTTACCGCTGTGTTGGTGAAGTTCAAGCCGACGCGGTTCGCTCACTTGGGCCTGTGGTACTGATCGCGGTACACGGACCCCGCCTCACTTTTAAGGAGCATGCACGTGACCACAATAGCGTACAAAGACGGCGTCATCGCCTACGACTCTCGTTGCTGTCGCAACGGATACGTAGAGACGGATAACATCGATAAGTGCCAGGAGTACAAGGGCCACCGATTCTTCCTCTCTGGATCGCTTAACGCACACGAAGCGCTGATCCAAGCGTTGGTGGACGGCGATGACCATGACGAGCTGGATTCCGGAGGCCTGATGGTCGATCCCGCAGGGGTGTTGTGGTTCGTGGGTGGATGTGATGAACCCTGGAAGTATCACCACGACCGTCTCCTCCCGACCGCCAGCGGCTCAGGAACCCCGTGGGCACTGGCCGCCATGGACTTCGGCTGTACAGCCAAACAGGCCGTCAAGTACGCCATGACCCGCGACCCGGGTACGGGCGGCAAGGTCCGTACGTTCAAGGTGGCACGCAAATGACCGCCGGTGCTGGCACGGGCGTCGAAGCGACAGCCCGGAAACCTGACATTTCAGTCGTTTGCGGTTAACATCAAGCCTACCGCAGTGAGAGGCGATAGGTTATGGCACGGGCTAACGTCACTGATACCCAGATTCTACAGGCACTGGAGTCACTTCGAAGTATCCCGCAGGCGGCGACGCAGCTTGGGATGAAGTACGACACGCTCCAGAAGCGCGTCCAGCGGCTTAGGCGGCGAGGTCAGGTTACGGCCGACGATCGCGTACGTCGCACACGCAGGTATGTGGTCACGTCGGCACAGGACAGCACGGCGTACCACGAACCGTTCTTTGCAGCCCTTCAGCACTATTGCAACCACGTCAAAGCCACGCTGATTGTTATTCCCGTCAACTACGAAAACATCACACTCACATCGAAAAACGGCAAAGAAGATAAGTGGTGGCCCGCGCCCCTGGTAAAGCATCTGTGCCATGAACGGATCATGGTCAATGATAACCTGACGATCATGGGCGATGTGTCGGTGAACGCGACCAACGTGAACCCGCTGACCGGTCTGCAGACGATCACCGGTAAAAAGTCAGGGATCTTTGGACACGGCCAGCTGGAGATGCGGGTCATACCGACACCGCTGTCGAAACTTCCAAAGAAGCTGCAGACGACCGGGTCGATTTCGGTGCCGAACTACTCGGCTACGAAGGCCGGCAAGATTGCCGAGGACAACCACTGCATCGGTGCGGTCGTCGTGGAGACGTTAGGCGACAAGTTCTGGGTCCGGCAGTTGCGAGCCGAGGACAACGGGACGTTCTACGACCTGAGTCTGAAGGCGACGCCTGAGGGTGTGACGCACAGCGACCACTCACTGGGCCTAGTGTGCGGGGACATCCATTGGGACTGGATCTGCCCTCAAGTGTTGAAAGCGACGTTCACGGACAGGGAGAGCATCGTGAATGTACTCCGTCCCAAGCAGGTGGTGATCCATGATATCTTCGACGGGTACAGTGGCTCGCACCACCATCACAAGGACCCACTGCTGCAGTTCCACAAGCACCACCATGGTACGAACAGTGTGGAGCGGGAGCTGGACCGGTTAATCGAAGGGCTGCGGATCATGTCGACGCGGCCGTTGATCGTGGTGGACAGCAACCACAACCGACACTTCAGCCGCTGGTTGAACGAGTGTAACCCGTCCCATGACCATGAGAATGCAGAGCTGTATTACCGGGTGCGGCTGGCCCAAGTACAGCAGGCTAGACTAGAGGCCAACCCGAGGGCGCTGATGGACCCACTGGAGTGGTACATTAAGCAGAAGATTACCGACATCGACATCACGTTCATCAGCCATGACAGCGGCCACGCGTTGGGACGGTACGACATCACCAACCACGGTGACATCGGGGCCAACGGCTCACGGGGCAGTGCACAGCAGTTCACGAGGTTTGGTGGGTACTACATCCTCGGACACAGCCACACGCCGGGGGTCTACAAGAACGTGCTGCAGACGGGTACCAGTACGGTCCTTAACTTGCCGTACGTGACTGGCCCGAGCAGCTGGTTGAACAGCCACGTGCTGGTGTACCCGAACGGCTTGGCGACCCATATTGACATCATTGACGGCCGGTGGAGGGCTTGATGGACATAGATAATCTGACACAGAAGCAGATCGACGCACTGCCGGAGAGCGAGAAGGTCGAGCTGCTGAAGCTGCTTGAACAGCGTCAGTCCATGATTCAGCGGGAGGACGCACGGGAGCGGTTCATTCCGTTCGTTAACGCGATGTGGCCTCAGTTTATCGCGGGGCACCATCACGAAATCATGGCTAATGCGTTCGAGCGCATCCAGGCAGGGAAACTTAAAAGGCTAATTATTAGCCTTCCACCACGTCACGCCCTTGCTGTGGATACGGAGGTACCGACGACTGCAGGCTTCAAGCGGATGGACGCTATCGAGCCCGGAGACTTTGTGTTCGGGCCGGACGGACAGCCTACCGAAGTCATGGGGTGCTCAGAAATATTCAAGTCTCGAGAAGTGTGGCGAGTCAGTACCAACGACGGCGCGTCAGTCGTCGCAGACGCAGACCACCTATGGAATGTTAGGTGTTGTCGCAAGTGGCCTGTGTACCACAACAAGACCACGGCCGCTCTGTGGAAGCGTCAGGAGGCAGGTGCACGGCCTGCTATGCTCCCAGACTACGCACCCATTCAATATGCGGAGCGAGACCTGCTCGTACACCCCTACATGCTTGGCGTGTGGCTAGGGGACGGGCACAGTAAGCAAGCGATTATCACCAAGAACGATGAGGATGCGAAGCACATTCGTCCGCGGATTGAGTCTTTCGGATATAGAACTTCAGACCAAGCCACCGCTATGACGTTCGGCGTGCTTGAGTTGAAAGTGCGGCTCAGAGAGATCGGTGTCCTCGGAAACAAGCACATCCCTGATGGGTACCTGACGGCGTCAGAGTCGCAGCGCCGTGAGTTACTGTACGGTCTAATGGATACCGACGGCAATGTAACCAAGGCAGGGCAGTGTTTCTACAACACAAGCAGCCCTGTCCTGCGTGACCAGGCACTGTGCTTAATCCGATCGCTGGGCATTAAGGTATCAGTGGCTACCTGCCGGGCTGTATTCGAGGGAAGGGACTACGGGGAGCACTACCGCCTGTCGTTCTATACCATCGACTGCTGTACGTTGCCGAAGAAGAGAGAGCGTACCCGAGGATACATGAAGCCAGTGCGCCGCAACCTCAGGCTACAGCCCGCCGGTATCGCAGATACTCGGTGCATCAAAGTAGATCGAGAGGACGGACTGTTCTTGGCAGGGCGGGGGTACATCGTAAATCACAACACGAAGTCCGAATTCAGTTCGTGGCTGTTGCCGGCGTGGTTTCTGGGGCACCGGCCCGATGCGAAAATACTACACGCCTCTCACACACAAGACCTGACCGCTAACTTTGGCCGTAAGATCCGAGATCTGGTGGACGACCGAGTGTACAAGGACATTTTCCCGGGCACCGTACTGAAGTCCGACGCCAAGTCATCGGGTAAGTGGCAGACAGCCGCCGGCGGCCAGTATTTCGCAGCAGGTGTAGGCGGCGCTCTCGCAGGCCGAGGCGCTGACCTTGCCATCATCGACGATCCGATCTCCGAGCAAGATACTACCGATGCGGCGTTCGATCAGTGCTGGGAGTGGTTCCAGTCCGGCCCACGACAGCGGCTGCAGCCAGGCGGTGTCATTGTCATCATCATGACCCGATGGAGCAAAAAAGACCTTGTAGGCAAGCTCCTGACCCGCATGGCCAAAGACCCACTGGCTGAGAAGTACGAGTACATTGAGTTCCCAGCACTGATTTACGAAAAAGGTTTCGAGGGTAACGACAAGTACATCATCGACTCACTGTGGCCGGAGTACTGGGATAAGGACGCCATGCTGGCGGTGAAGCGGGCGATCAGTCCGCACCTGTGGAATGCGCAGTACATGCAGCAGCCTACAGGGAAAGGCTCAACGATTATTCGCAAGGATACTATCAAACGATGGCCCGCCGAGAGGCGGCTGCCGGCACCCGAGTTCCTGCTGCACTCCTACGACCCTGCGTTCGAGCAGAAGGAGTCCAGGGACCCCACCGGCTTCACCAAGTGGGCGGCGTTCCGACCTGTTGGTATTATCGAAGGGTTTCGCTACGACGGGTCCCGATTGCACTTCATCTGCTTGGGCGCGATGAAGAAGCGCATGGACTTCCCAGAGTTGAAACGTATGGCCATCGGTCAGTGGCGTGCCGACAAGCCGGACTGTGTTGTGATCGAGAAGCGGGCGTCAGGCCTGCCGCTCGTACAGGAGCTGTGGCGTGCCGGACTGTTCGTTGAGACGTTCACGCCCCACCGTGGCACCGGCGACAAGACCGCGCGGCTGAACTCTGTGTCGTCTATGTTCGAGGAGGGGCTGGTCTGGGTCCCCGAGGGGCCGCTCTGGGCCGACGAGTTGATTGAGGACATTGTTGGGTTCCCGAACATGGAGTTTGACGATCTGGTGGACTCGACCACGATGGCCCTGTTACGGTTCAAGCGCGGCAATCTGGTGGCCTTTAAGGACGACGAAGATGACGACGAAGATGGCCAGCGTCGGCTACCGCGGCGTTACTATAACGTTTGAATGCGGTATCATACATTAAATATTCCTGCAAATTGAGGCCCATTATGGCGGTTGACAACATCCGGGACATCTCATCCACGCGGCGCATCGTGTCGCCGGAAGACGACGGCCGTACGCCGGACATGGACCTGGATGCGATCGAAGGCGACGTAGAAATCACGCTCGACGCAGAAGGCAGCGACCTGATGGGTGAAGACCCTGAAGACCTGCCACCTGAGATCCTACACGACGCCAACCTCGCCGAGATCATCGCAGAGGAAGACCCGGACCTGCTGGCCGAGTTCGGCCGTAAGCTGCTGGACCTTGTCGATGCAGACAAAGAAAGCCGGTCGGAGTGGGAGGACGTGTTCAAAGACGGCCTCAAACTCATGGGCATTCAGGGCAGCAAGTCGGGCGATCTGAGTTCTAGCGATCGCGATGAGATCTTCGAAGGCGCCAGTGACCTGTTCCACCCGCTCATCACCGAGGCGTGCATTCAGTTCCAGTCCGAAGCGCTCAAGGCCATGCTACCTCCCAAGGGGCCTGTGGCCACCAACGTGATTGGGGACGAGACCCCCGAGAAGCTGGACCAGGCACGTCGTGTCAGTGGGTTCATGAATTACCTGGTGACGGACGACATTAAAGGCTACTTCGAAGAGCACGACAAGATGCTGGCCTACTTGGGTAAGTCAGGGTCCGCGTTCAAGAAGGTCTACTTCAACCGCACCTCGGACAAGATCTGTGTGACGTACCTGCCTGCCGAGCAGGTCATCGTGCCGTACAACGCCAAGTCCATGGCCGACGCGGCGCGTATTTCGCACATCGAGGACGATCTGTCGGCGGACGACATGGCGCACCGCATGGCTAACGGGTTGTACCGTGACGTGGAGATTACGCCGGCATCCGAGACGCAGGACGCGGTAGAGGAGACGTTGGCCGCACAGCAGGGGCGCAGTCAGACCGAGTTGGCGGACCAAGACTCGTACCGAGTCTACGAAATCCACGTCGGCACAGTGATTCCGAGCTTTGAAGAAGACCGCGGCGGGCTGTCAGCGCCGTACATCGTCCATATCGAAGCGGAGTCCGGCACTGTACTGGGCATTTACCGTAATTGGCGAGAACAGGACCCGATCTATGACCGTCGAGACCACTTCGTCCACTACCCGCTCGTGCAGTCTGACGGGTTCTACGGGTACGGCTTCATACACCTTTTGGGGCAGCTGGCCAAAGCATCGTCGTCGACCCTACGTCAACTTCTCGACGCCGGTACGCTTTCTAACCTTCAAGGTGGCTTCAAACGCAAAGGCACACGCATAGCGAAAGACGGTGAACCGTTCACCCCCGGCGAGTATCGGGATGTGGAGGTTTTTGGAGACCGGATCAGCGACAGCATCATGCAGCTGAATTTCAAAGAGCCCTCGAACGTACTGTTCCAATTGATGGGGTTCTTGGTCGACGCCGGACGACGGATGGTCTCTCTGACCGACCTGAACGTAGGCGACGGCAACCAGGAGGCGGCGGTCGGCACCACCATCGCTATGTTGGAACGCGGCATGAACGTCATGTCTGCGGTTCACATGCGCCTGTGCCGTGCCCAGAAAGAAGAGTTCAAGATTATTGCACGGCTGTGCAAGGATCACCTGCCCGAGCAGTATCCATACGATGTCCCGGGCCAGACCCGCGAAGTGTTCGTAAAGGATTTCGACGATCGGGTGGACGTAGTCCCTGTCTGTGACCCGCGCCAGTTCTCCCAGGCGCAGCGCATGGCAAGGGCACAGGCCAAGCTACAGCTGGCACAGCAGTTCCCGAACATCCTCAATCAGCGCGAGGCCGCACGTGACATGCTGCGGGAGATTGACGATTCGAATGTTGACCGGTTGATACCTCCCGAGGAGGAGGCCACGCCGATCGATCCGATGAAGGAGAATATGGAAGCGCTGCTTGGAAGGCCGTTGAAGGCGTTCATCGAGCAGAGTCACGACGCTCACATTGCCGCTCACCGGTCACACATGGAGAATCCAGAGTACCAGGATCAGGGCCAGATGGCGCAGTCACTCAGGGCGCACATCCAAGAGCATATGGCCTTTAAATACCAGGTCCAGATGATGCAAGCTATGGGCGTAACAGATCCGAAGCAAATGGCTGAGATTCCGCCAGAGCAGATCGCCATGATGGCTGCACAGGCAACCCAGCAGATCACAGGTCAGGCACAAGCGATGGCCGAGGCCGAGGCGCGGTCGCAAGAGCCTACGATCGAGCAACAGGCGCTCCTGCAGGAGCAGCAGAACAATCAGTCCGAGACACAGCGTAAGGCCGCTAAGGACCAGATGGATCACCTCATCGCTCGCTTGAATCTTACTCAGGATCAGCAAATCGAGGTTGCGAAGCTTATGCAGAAGGATCGGGATACAACGATGGATACCGCGGCGAAGGTCTACAAGGACCAGCAGGACGGATTGATGAGCCTCATCCAGATGATCCAGAGTAAGCAGCAACAGGAACAGGCGCGGGATCAAAATACACAGCTGCTTCCTCGGCAGTAGTGTGTACGACTGCACTTTAAGTATGGTATAAAGTGAACCTATGGATACAACGCAGTTCTACGACAAAGTTAATCGACTCTTCAAAGACCGCCTCGAGCGGCTCGATGAAGCGTTGCTCAGCGGAACGCCTACCACGTTGGAGGGCTACAAGGCCCACGTGGAGGCGCGTCGTGAACTGCGGAGTGCCCATGACGATGTAAAGGAAATCTACAGTCGCGCAACAAATGAGGATGACGATGACGATTAAAATCCCACCGTTCGTTGATAATTCGAACGTCTTTCGCAAGTCTCAACCCCCGAAAGACTCGAAACCTGTCAGCGCAGAGGCTCCGAAGGAGTCGCTAGTAACGAAATACGACCATGACTCGATCATGGAACACCGGGAGGAAGTCCCCCAGGTGCAAGGATTCAGGGTTCTTCTGATCCCTGTGGGTCACAAAGAGATGACCAAAGGAGGTATTCTCCTACCGGACGAAGTCCGCAACAAGCAAATGAATCACGCTCAGATATTCCGCGTTGTCGGCATGGGCCCTGCGGCCTATAAAGACGAAGCCCGGTTTCCGGACGGACCCTATTGTGAGATTGGTGATTACGTGTTCATCGGACGGTATGCAGGGACCCGCATAACCACCATGTATTGTGATGACCTCCGCGTCTTGAACGACGATGAGATCATGGCACGCGTTCCCGATGTAGACAGCACGCTAGATATCATATAAGGAGCCTAACCATGGCAGATGAGCAAGAGTACGAAGTAGAGATCGTTGATGATCAGTCCGCCTACGTGGATGACTCAGCGCAGGAGGATACAGCCTCTCCGGAGGGTAAAGCAACCGAGCAGGCGCAAGCCGAGCAGGACTCGGGGGCTCAGCCGCTCTCCGGGAAGCAACGACGCAGTAAGCTTAAAGAACGTATTGACGAGCTGACGCGCAAGTACCGCGACGAAGAGCGAAACCGGTACACTATCGAACGCGAGCGTGACGATGAACGTGAGCAGTTCCAACAGCATCAACGCTCGTTCCAGCAGGAGCAGGAGAACTCTGCCCGAATCGTCTTCTCAACGCTGAAGGACAACAAGCAGCTTCTGGAGTCTCACTTGGAGACCGCCCGTAACAAGGGGGACACCAAGACCGAAAACCAGATACAGGACAAGCTGACCGAAGTGCGCGAGAGCATGGGTCGGCTGAAGCAGTACTACCCGCGGGCGGAGTCCGGCGATGCCCAGGGGGAGCAGGCCCAAGGTACAGGCCGCATGCAACCGCAAGGGCAGCCACGAACGGCCCAGACACAAGAGCCAGCCACTCAGCAACCTCAACAGCCAAAAATCCCTGACGCCGCCAAGCAATGGATCGACAGCAATAGCTGGTTGAAGGAACGCGCAGACCTGCACGCAACCATCAACGCTTTCGACGCCGCGCTGAAAGCCCAAGGTAAGGACCCGGCAACGCCTGAGTTCTACGTGGAGCTGACTAAGAAGCTCAAGTCAGAACTGCCCGACGACCTCGGCAAGAAGCTGGCATCGGCGGACAACGACGACCTCGACGACCTTCTCGGTCCAGATGACGACGATGAGGATGACGACGACCAGCCGGACGCGGCAGCCCAGGCTCGCAAGGAACAGCGCCCCGCGAACAGCGGTGTCTCCGAGGGAGGACGAGCGGCCCCCCGCGGGACCGGCAAGCGTAAGGTTAAGCTGAGTCGCGATGAGCAGGCAATGGCACAGCGCCTTGGCATCAGCAACGAAGCCTATGCCAAGCAGAAAGTGCGCAGCGAGTCCAACACCGGCTACCAATACATTGATTGAGGCACACCATGGCTGAGCAAACAAGAGCCTCGCGTACAGCGAGCACACGTGAAGATACTACCCGGTCCAAAGAGTGGATGCCGCCGAATAAGCGGACATCGGTTGAGCACGGGGACGACTACATTATGCGGTGGTTGCGCGTTGAGTATGGCGGGCAGACCGACCACAAAAACATGGAAGACAAGATGGCCGAAGGGTACGAACTCGTACGCCCAGACGACCCCGCTGTAGCGGAGAAAGTTGCCAGGGGGGAGCTGAAGGTGAAGGATGGGAGAATATGCCGAGGCGGACTGGTCTTGGCCAAGCTGGGCCGGGAACTTGCGGATCAACGCAATGCCCATTACAATAAGGAAGCACAGTTACACCAGCAGAGCGTTGATCAAGCCCTGGAGAACAAACGCCACCGATCCATGCCGCTAGATTCCGATCTGAAGCGGTCCACTGGACGCGAAGGGTAGAACGCCACTTGCTGCGAACCATGACACAGATACGTGAGGCAATAAACCATGGCTAACGTCAATAACCCGTTTGGGTTCATCGCGGCGAGCCACCTTAACGGTGGCGACAGCTTCCTGACTCAGACTATGCGCCTCGCCAGCGGGTATGCAACGACCATTTATAATGGTGACCCGGTGAAACTGGTGAGCGGCAAGATCCAGCGTTGTGGCGCTACCGACGCCCCTGTAGGCATCTTTGTAGGTGTGAAGTACACCGACGCAAAGGGCGAAGTGCAGTACGAAAACACTTGGGAGGCGAGTACCGCGACCAAGGGTGCTGTTGACGCCGATGCGCGTGTAATCACCGACAAGCAGGTGTTGTGGGAGGCCCAGTTTACTGGCACCCCGACCGTGGCAAGCATCGGTAGTTCCTTCACCATCACCACCACTGCCGGCGCTGTCGACGGGCGGTCGAAGATCGGTGTAACAACCACTACTACGAGTGGCATCGTCAAGCTGCATGACTTCGTTAAGGACTCTGAAAATGAGATCGGCGAGTTTGCACGTGGCCTGTTCCTGCTCAACTAAGACCTGGTAAGGAGAACACACCATGGCTATCAACCGCAGTCAACTGCGCAAGCACCTGGAGCCGGGTCTTAACGCAATCTTTGGCACCGAGTATAAGCAGTATTCCGACGAAGGCCGTATGGTCTACGACATGGAAAACTCAAACCGTGCCTTTGAAGAAGAGCAGATGACCACTGGCTTCGCCAATGCACATCAGAAGGCCGAGGGCGATTCCGTCCGTTTCGACACTGCGCAGGAGACTTACACTGCACGGTTCGACCACCTGACCTACGCACTGGCGTTCGAGATCACCGAAGAGGCGATCGAAGACAACCTGTACGAGTCACTGTCCCGGCGTTACACGCGGGCGCTGGCACGTTCCATGGCACACACCAAGAACATCGAGTCCGCTCGTCTGTTCAACTTTGCGTTCTCCGCTGGCGTTGATGCCATCGGTGACGGTAAGTCGATGTGCGCTACCGACCACCCGACACTGACCGGCGGCGACCAGTCCAACCGCTTCGCTGTTGGCGCTGACCTGAACGAGACCTCGCTGGAAGAAGCGATTATCAACATTCAGGATCTGCGCGATGAGCGTGGGCTGAAGATTGCTGCTAACGCGGTACGTCTGGTCATTCCGAACGACCTGATGTTCGTAGCACATCGTATCCTGGCTTCCAACCAGCGGTCCGGCACTGCGGATAACGACGCTAACGCCCTCAAGGACATGGGCATTTTCGCCCAAGATCCTGCGGTAATGAACTTCTTGACCGACCCGGACGCCTGGTTTATCAAAACCGACGTTCCGAACGGCGTGAAGCGCTTTAACCGGGTGCGTCTGTCTACCAAGATGGACGAGGACTTCAACACGGGTAACCTCCGTTACAAGTGCCGTGAGCGTTACAGCCACGGTGTGAGTGACTGGCGTGCCGTGTACGGTTCGCCTGGCGCTGCCTAACGGCTAGCGCGTGCAAAAGCCCTGGCCTGTGTCGGGGCTTTTGTGTATATGGCCCTGTGGTATACTGCAAAGGGCGACCTACGTACATTTTGGAGAACACCATGACTACTCATCTCTCAGGTCCGGTAAAGTCCGGCCCGAATGTTCCTACAGGCGAGGTGTCTGCACAAGGCAACACCGTACTGGTGCAGGAGTACACCCTCGACCCGACCGCCGTTACCTCGGGTGTAGGCGTGGCGGCGTTTCGCATGCCCAAGGGAAGCACCTTGGTGGATGCTCAGGTCGCGGTCGTCACTGCGTCTGACTCCGCTACTTCTGCGGCTATTAAGATCACCGACGGTACCAGCGACATTGTGACCGGCTTCAACGCGAAGTCTGCCGCTAACAGTCTTTTGTCAGTGACCGGCGGAGGCGGGACCGTGGCGAGCATGGCACTGTTCCTAGCACCCGCAGCCAGTGCCGACACCAACCTAGAAGTGGTCTACACCGAAGTAGGTGCGGCCACCGCGGGTGCGCTTGTCGTTCGAGTGCTGTACCTGCAAGGCGAGTAAAACGTGCGGGCTTCGGCCCGCCAGTCCCGTTCAGAGCGAGAGGCACCATGCCGAATAACCAAGCCTACGATCCACGAGTTACACTTGCCGCTGATAGGGCTGCTCAGGCTGTTGGGCTGAGGGTGGCGAAGGTTGCTTCTGGTGGGGGAGCTTCAAGTTACACAATCACAGGCTCTGGTTTCGGCACGAAGCAGCCCTACACTCCAAGCTTCGACGATTTCGACAATGAACCGCTTGGGGCGATAGCGAACAAAACAGTCGGATCATTAGTTGCTGCATTCACATCAGGGATAACTCTCGAAGACACCGCTAGGGACGGAGGAAGGTGCCTCGTTAATGACTACGCTATAACCGGCTTCCCCAAGCTGCATAAAGTACTTTCTACCACCGGGAAAATTGGGTACATAGGCTGCTGGATTAAGAGGACTATTTACGGAACTATAACCGGCAACACACCTGTCTGGAAGTTTTCAAGGGTAGGGTCAGGCACTGTTTATAGTGGAGTACCAAAAGTACTAGATACATCTGTTGGGTCTGGCAGCCCGCTCACCCGGGCGGCAGAGTTGTTTGATAGCGATGGAGTAGGAATTGGCAATGCTGGCGTTTATTCTGTAATTGACTATGGGATTGTCTATCCGCCAGACACTTGGATTTTCTACGAACTTGAATATGACTACGGAACTCCGGGTAACGCTGACTGCTTCTTCGAGTTTAGGGCTAATGGCTCAATCGTTACTGCCTTCTACGGCATTGACGGTTTTATATTCCTGAAGGCTGGCAGTACCGCAGTTCCTGAGTGGCTTTTAACTCCTATAAACGGGATGGGCGAGTACCATCCAATAAAGGTTTGGCTAGACGACGTATATATTGACGAGAGTCGCGCCCGCGCAGTTCTCACTGATGCCGCTTTATATGTCAATTCCACCAAATGGGCGGTTCAGCCTATTGAATCCTTCAGTGACACATCAGTGACGGTGACAGGGAAGCGCCAAGATTTCACGGCTGGAACATCTGCTTATCTGCATCTGTTTGATGATGCTGGCGTTTTAGTCTCAGAAGGCAACGCAGTCACAGTTCAAGGGGATGCAGTATGACAACCGCAACAGGCGATATTGTTTACGACTTTTCAGGGATAGCAGATACAAACCCTTATGTGCCTGCCGGCTTTTCTGCCATTTTAGGCACAGGTCAAATTCTCACCGGGGATTTACGGTCAAACACTGCCGGAACCGCTTATAGAATACTCTATGACGGAGTTACGGCTAACGCTGACATTACCCGCGCCACTATCGAGGTTGGTTTCGGCAATGCTGCCATGCCAGATGACACCATAGCTATGCGACTTGTAACCGCTGACCAGCAGAACGGTTACGCATACAGTGTGAGGTCCAATACTAGTTTTTACAGAGTGATCACGGCGGGGTCTTTTACAGGAACGACCAACCCCGCGACTTCTGGCTTCGTTACCGGCGATACATTTTCACTCGAGTACCAGAAAACAACAGGGCGCGTCGAGATTTTCAAAAACGGCGTTAGCCTATTCTCTACTACTGACAACACTCACTCAGGCGAGCTACTAACTTGGCTGGTGGCGATAGAGCCAGGAACCGGATCAACGGCCGGGGGGGTGCTGAGTATAGCTTCTACAGGGCTTACAGCGGGGGCAGACTACACCCAGCGCAAAGGCTCCACATTCGACGTTGCTCACACCCTCGGCACGATCACCACCGCAACGCTCAACGCTGTAAATGTTTTCGACCGCGTCAGTAGTCAAGCCGCAGGGACTGTCAGCTTTACCGGCGCTGTCACAGATGAGATCACTACATCTGGCGTAGTCAATCTGGTTTTGGGTGATGGTACGGGCACTGAAACGTATACGGTTCAGGTGAATGTCTACGGTGTAGTGCCCAGCAACAACCCTGCACAGAGGGACGGGGCAGCTCTGGCAAGCCTTACCGGTGTACAGGTTCGTATCACCAACGGAACATCCCTGAACGGTGTGCAACGGTTCTACTCTGCAACAGAAACAACGGACGCAAGCGGAAATTTCTCCACTTACGATGTATCCAGTAGTGTAGCCGCGGCCGCCGATCCTGTGCTGATGACCGTTCTAACATCGGCCGGTGACAGCATCACGAGCACTGAGACAGTGGAGCTGATCTAATGGCTTACAACTTAGGCTATGTCAGTACCGACTATAACCTTGGCTACACTGGAGCCTACACAGCCTACCCGTACACGGCTCCGTACGGCCTTGTAGACAGCAACTCCTTGTTTGCAGGCCAATCGTACACGGATGGCAGCTCGTTCCAGATAACAACGGGGCCAAGCAACGGAACGCTAGACGCCGCCACCGCCGAAGCAAGCAGCCTATGGGGCAACGATGTCGACGACATCTACACGCCTACCGTAGACTTCAAAGGCTACGACACTGTAACGCTTACGATTCGGTACGCCGACTCGTCAACAGCACAGTGGACGGCGACGATCAAAGTAGGTGTTCCGGAAGTAGCCAGTGTGACGCTGCCAACGGCGGGCAGTTACAAGGCCGGCAACGCCCTCGCCTTCACCGTCACCTTCGACGAGGCTGTGGACGTCACGGGGACCCCCCAACTTGCCTTGGATGTCGGTGGCACCGTACGGCAGGCCGACTACGCATCCGGTACTGGCACGTCCGCACTTGTGTTCAGTTATACCGTCCAGTCCGGCGATAACGACGCCACCGGCCTCGACGTAACGGCCCTGGCACTGAACGGCGGCGCGATCCAAGACCAAGAGACTACGCCGAGTGCGGCCATTCTGACGCTGAACAGCGTCGGTACGACCGTCGTTAAAGTAGACACGGTTAAGCCGGTCATCACGGTACTGGGCAACAACCCGTTTGCATTGGAAAACGGCACGTCCTACACCGATGCAGGCGCGACAGCCTCCGATACTCAATCCGGAGCGCTAGGCACGGTCACGGGTACAGGGACTGTTGATTCCAACACCAACGGTACTTACACAATCACGTACTCGGGTGCGGGGATTGTGGATACGGCAGGGAACGTTGCCGACAACACGACCCGGACCGTCAACGTCGTGAACACCTTATCGCCTACGGTTGTCTCAGTCGCTGTCCCTGCAAACGGCAGTTACAAGGCCGCTGGCGTTCTTACCTTCACCGTCACCTTCGACGAGGCGGTGAACGTCACCGGCACGCCGCAGATCGCCCTGAGTATCGGAGGCACTACCCGCCAAGCAAACTACGTGTCAGGGGCAGGGTCCTCTGCACTTGTGTTCAGTTACACCGTCCAGTCTGGTGACAACGACGCCAATGGCATCGGAGTGACATCTCTGGGGACCAACGGCGGCACGATAAAGGACTCGGGTGGTGATGCCGCCATCCTGACCTTGAACGCGGTAGGCACCACGGCAAGCGTTCGGGTGGATACAGTCAAGCCGGCCATCACGGTGACCGGGACCAACCCGTTTACCTTAGAGAAAGGGGCTACGTTCTCGGATCCGGGCGCGACCGCTGCCGACGACCAGAGCGGCGCACTGGGTAGCGTCACCGGCACACACAGCATCGACACAGGCACTGTGGGGGCGTACACCGTCACCTACCCAGGCACCGGGATCGTGGATGCCGCGGGCAACGTGGCCGACGACGCCACACGCACGGTCAATGTCGTGGATACAACCGGCCCCTCGGTGCTGGCCGTCGCGGCGAACGCCGACGCAACCTACGCCATCGGGGACACACCGACGTTCACGGTGACGTTCAACGACACGGTCGTTGTCACAGGCACACCGCAGCTTAATATCGACGTAGGCGGGGTGGCTCGCGCCGCGACGTACCAGTCAGGTACGGGCACGTCGAGCCTTGTATTCCAGTACGTTGTCGTTGAGGGCGACGTGGACACCGACGGCGTAGGCATCACCGACCTGACGCTTGCGGGAGGTACGCTCCAAGACACGGCGGGTAACGCCGCAGACCTGACGCTTGTCAACGTCTCGAGCACCACAGGGGTTCTCGTCGACGGTATCAGGCCGGTTGTCGTCTTGGGCGACCTGGAGACCTCCAGCGCGACACCGGTCGTCTCAGGCAGCTCAGGGGATGCGCTGTCACTAACACTGCTGGTTACCGGCGTCGGCACATACACACCTTCACCTTTGACAGGCACGTGGAGTCAGCAACTCCCGACCCTGACAGACGGCACGTACGCGATGACGCTGGACGGTGCAGACGCGTCCGGGAACACAGCTGTGCAGGCTACGGCTACGCTTACCGTATCCGGGGCGACACCTGTGACCCCACCCACGACCACCGCCGATTGTGAGACATCGGGTGCAACTGCGTTCAACCTTCAGGTCGACGAGGTGATCGAGGAGGCCTACGAGCGGATCGGCATGGAGGTCGCTTCTGGGTACGACGCACGGACCGCACGACGGTCGTTGAACCTGATGATGACTGAGTGGGCGAACCGTCAAATCACACTCTGGACCGTTGAGCGGCGGATCATCCCATGCGTCGTTGGCCAGGCGGACTATGTGCTGTCCACGGCCGACGTCGACGTCATGGAGGTGGCGGTCCGCGTATCCTCAAGTGATTACGTGATCGGCCGTACCAGCCGGAACGAGAGCCTGTACATCCCGAACAAGGCTCAGGGCGGCAGGCCTACCCAGTGGGTGTTCAACCGTACCGTACCGGCAGCCATACAGGTGTGGCCGGTACCTGACCGTAATATGAGTCTGGTGGTGGACCTGTTCAAGTTCACCGAGGACGTAACGGCGTCCGCGCAGTGTGTGGCCACACCGAGGCGGTTCCTGCCGGCGATGGTCGCAGGGCTGGCGTACCACTTGGCTCTGAAGAAGAGGCCACAACTGGTGGGTCAGATGAGACAGCTGTACGAGGAAGCGCTCATGCACGCCGCCAACGCTGACGAAGAGGTACACAGCTTCACCGTTCGGCCTCGTCGCAGTGGACGGTGACGGCTGCAATTCGTATAGTGGTTACACAACCACCGCAGACCGGGGCAGTACGCCCGGCCTTCCGGTGACGGGTTTATCTGACGGAGAACATCATGGGTGTACCTGTAGAGTTTGACATTACGATCGACCAGGCGGACGCAGAGTCTGTCTGGCTGCCCTTGAACCGCTGGGGGTCGGCCACCATGCGCCTGACGACCACGGTGACCGGCACCCCTACGTACAGCATCGTAGGGACGCAGAAGAACGTACTGCGCAACGGGGTCACGACTGTTGCGGCGGACGAGACCCCACTGACCAACTTTTCCGCGTTGACAGCCGGCACTAACAGTACCCAAGACGTGGTCTTCAGAGCGTTGAAGGTGAAGATTGCATCCGGCACTGGCACTGTACGGCTGCGGTTGCAGTCCGAAGGCGTGATCTGAGCGTGACAGCCAAAGCGGGTTTTGATGCGAGGCAGCTATGAGGACGCAACATAAATACGGAAAAGCTGAGTGCGATCGCTGCGGCTTCATATACAAGCTGAACGCGCTGAAGACTGAGTGGACCGGACTCAAGGTTTGCTCTTCGTGCTACGACCCCCTGCCTGCTCAGGATTTCCCCCGTAAGCTACAGGCTGAGTCCGAGGCACTGTGGGACCCTAGGCCTGAGCACGACCGTGTCGCTGGACTGGGCAACTTCCGAGGGGAGTGGGAGATCATTGGTAGAGAATGGCTGGGCGTTGACCTGGGCATCACTGGCGGCGAGGCTATGATGGTATGACTTATAGTGAACTGATCGCACTGGTCGAAGACGAGATCATCGACGTAGACGCCACGTTCTTCACCCACATCGCGTTGCTGATGGAGCGGGCACACCTGCGAATCCAGCACGACCTTGACCTGAACGCCGCACGTATTGAAGAGACCTTCGCAGTCGCGGAGGCCCTGGTGTTTATGCCGGCCGACCTGATCTTGGTACGGGGCATCCGGTTGGTCAACGGCGAGTTCTTGCTGGAAAAGGACACGACCTTCGTCAAAGACTACTGGCCAGACGCGTCACAGACCGGCACACCCCGGTATTACTGCTGGCAGGACGACCAAAACATTCGACTGGCGCCGACGCCAACCGACTCTGCGATCGAGGTGATGTACACAGTCCGCATCCCTGTGCTGAGCACCACTCAGACGACCAACTGGCTCTCCGAGTACACACCGGATCTGCTTCAGATAGCGTTGCTGCTTGAGGCGGCGGCCTGGACCAAGGACCCTGAGATGGTCGGACTCTACAATGAGCGCTACGGCTCGACTCTGAATGGCGTGGCGCTCGAATACAACCTGCGCAAACGGTCGGATGAGTACCGTAAAGGCGAGCCGGTAGCGAGGGTAGGCAAATGATCGAAAGCGGCGTACCACTATCCGCCCGAAAAGAACTGTTTCAGGGCGTACATGACTTCAACAACGACACGTTCAAGATTGCGTTGTATGATAACAGCGCAGATCTGACACTAACCGGCACCACGGCGTACACCACCGCAGGGGAGGTGGTCGCAACAGACTACGTGGCCGGAGGCGTCCTTCTGACCGGAGGTGTGATCGGGGACGATAACAAGGTGGCCACGGTGGACTTCAATAATGTGGTCGTACCAGGTGTTGGGATGACGGTCAGGGCCGCAATCGTTTACAATAGTTCCAAGAGCAACCGCGCTGTCCGTATCATGGACTTGGGCCTCTCGGAGGGACCGGTGACGAACCCGATACTCACGATGCCCACGCCGAACGCCGAGACAGCCATCATTAGGATGTAAACCATGCCGTCCACGTACACGAACAGTCTGCGCCTCGAAGAGCAGGGCATTGGCGAAAACAACAACTCCTGGGGCGCTAAGCTCAACCAGACAGTCAACTTGATCGACAAGAGCATCGCAGGTCACGTCTCCGTCGCGACGACAGGCGGCGTGACGCAGCTCACGACCGGCAACAACAGCGAGGACCAGGCGCGGTACCGGATCATCGAGGTCACTGGCACCCTTGGTAGTAACGCTACTATCGAGGTCCCGGCGAACAGCAAAGAGTACGTGGTCTGGGACAGTACGACGCGTGGCGGGTTCACGTTGGTGTTCAGGCTCGGCGCCGCGGGGAGTACGGCCCTCGTACCCGCAGTCACCGCGAGGGCGTTTGGCCTCAGCACCGACGGTACCGGTTGGCGGCCGTTGAGTGGGGATCTGGCGTCTACGACGTCTCCGGGTATTGTGGAGCTGGCCACGGATACTGAGGCACAGACCGGCACTGATACGGCACGTGCCCTGACGCCCGCTAACCTACAAGCCGTCACCGCCACGGTGACGCGCAAAGGCGTGATCGAGTTGTCTACGGACACTGAAGCACAGACCGGCACTGATACGGCACGTGCTTTGACCCCTGCAAACCTTCAGGCTGTGACTGCTACGGCAACCCGCAAAGGGGTTGTCGAACTCGCCTCTGCGTCCGAGACCCAGATCGGCACGGACACTGCGCGGGCGGTGACGCCCGCAGGACTGACTGCAGTGTTGGCCTCGACGACCAATTCACTGGCTCTTAAAGTGTACCGAGCCGCTAACGCTGCGGGCGTTGAGCTTCTGCCTACGGGCAGCGGGTACCAAGTACATCTCTCGGGTGCGCCGAGTGGTTCGTTTGAATTTTCAGCAGCAAACTTATCAGCGGCTGTGACGGGCGACCCAGACCAAACAACTTATATTGCTCCCGCCTCCGACCCAACCGGCGCGAGTGGTGCATGGGTGAAGTGCGCCGGGCCGGAGGTGGGCGACCTGAGCCTATTCTCAGGCGGCACGGCAGGCTTGAGCCGGCGATACTTGCAAGGCTGGCGACTGGCCAACGGAACAGACGGCGCACCGAACTTGCTGGATTCGTTCCCCAAGATGGGTACGCTTGCCCAAAAGAGCGGCGTTGGTGGCGCGAATACTGTGACGCCAGCGGGCAGTGTAAGTGTCGCAAACCACACGCTCTCAGAAGCGCAAATGCCGAGCCACGACCACCCTGTGCCAATGTATGCAGGTAGCGGTGCATTTGGTCGCCCATTAAACCAGGGCGGCGCAAGCACTAGCACATCGTCCACAGGCGTAGCCGGGGGCTCGCTCCCTCACAATCACGGCGCCACCTTCTCAGGCTCAACCCACACCAACGAGCCGAAATACTTTTACTTCGTCCCCCTCTATTTCACCGGCATCGCTGGCACCTACTCATAGGAATCGCACATGATCGTCACCATGATTACCGAAGACAGCGTTATAAACGTGAACGGCGACCCACTGACAATTCCCGTTGCCGCCAACCGGGGTGAATGGGCTGTACAGTTTGACGGCACACAGGCTGAAGTGGAGTACAGCACCGGCCAGCCCAATGAAACCATCGACGCTGCCGAGTTCTACGCACGGTATCAGCCTGATCTGAACGCCCATGCCGCTGAACGAGCCGTGATTGACTCAGCAGCTGCACAAGCGGCCATAGTGACGACTGAGCAGCTGATTACACAACTCACGCGGGAAAGGCAGGCTCAAGAGGCGCAGGGCGTCACACTCAACGGCATTCGCTACGCAGGCGACCCAAGCAACCGGCAAGCGATTTCTGAAAGCATCCAGTTTTTAGAGGATGCGATCGCAACTGAGTTCCCGATCTGGAAAGACTCCGATGCCGTGTTCCACGCGAATCATCCATTGAGTGCTGTGGTGAGTGCGTATCGAGCTATCGGTGTGCGTAGGGTGCAGCTTATTACCGCTGAAGGTCAGTTTGCAGCGCAGGTGGCGAGCGGCGAGATTACAGACGTGACCGGGCTGACATGGCCTTCGCAAGTCTGACATCGGGCGAGTAACTCCCACTTAAAGGCCGCGACCATCGAAGCCTGACATCCACGCGCAGTAGGACAGTAATATGGAGTCACCACAGCGTCGAAATATAGACCATACATCACTGGCCTTAGGTGAGATGAGGGAGTTTATGACACATCACCGCCAGCAAATGGACAAGGTCACTGACCGGCTGACGGAGCATTCCGACTGCCTGAAGCACGTGCAGAACGCGCAGGACAGATCGATGCGGCTTCACGATCAGACGCGGCAAGACGTAGGGGAGATTAAGGAGAGCGTTACGTTGCTGGTCAAGCATCACCAGAAACAGACCTTGTCACGCAAGGCTATTCTCAAGGGGTTCGCCGCAGGCGTCGTCGTCATGACTGTCGTTGCGGCGGTCTACTACAAAGACTCCGCGCTGGTCGAGGTCCTGTACCGGCACACGATCGGACTCATTCTCTGAGTAGGAGGCCTCATGGCCAAGTACAGCGCTACCAGCAGTCGCCGCTTGGCGTCCTGTCACAAGGACTTACAGGCAGTCTTTAACGCTGTGATCGACACCTTCGACTGCTCCATTCTATGCGGCCATCGAACGGAAGAGGCACAGATGGAGGCGTACAACGGGGGTAAGTCCCAACTCAAGTGGCCACAGTCCAAGCACAACAAGACGCCCAGCCTGGCGGTCGATGTGGCACCCTACCCGATTGACTGGAAGGACCTGGACCGGTTCAACTACTTTGCGGGGTACGTCATGGGCATCGCGGACAGGCTTTACGCCGACGGTACCATCACTCACCGGCTACGTTGGGGCGGCGACTGGTCGCGCGACACGCAACTTAAAGACAACGGCTTTGATGACAGACCCCACTTTGAGATAGTACCGTGAGCCCCTGCCAGTTTGACAGATGGCGCATCGTACCGCGGGTGCTGGTGTCGTTGTACGGGTTCCTGGTCTACACGACATCCACATGGTATATGGCACTCCCGAACCCCAGCACCGAGCAGACGTCGTTCGCTACTGGTATCATGGTGGGTGCAGCTGTGTGGTTCAAGTTCTACGCGGATAGTGGAGGTAAGCATGGGAATCCTGACTAAGTTCGTGGCTTCGAAGGTCAGCGGCTACGCCTTGATCGCTTTGGTGGTCGCGGCGGCAGGTGCGGGGTATTGGTTCTGGTCGGAGCTGAAAGAGTTCGGTAGCTTAGAGGCTAAGGCAGAACAGCAGCAAGTGACCATCGAGCAACAGGAGGCCGACCTTGAAACTCTTCGTGTGCAGGCCAAGAAGCGCGACGATGTCAACAGCAAGCTGGCCGGTCAAATGAACAGTATGCGCCAGTCTTTCGGTGCGGCCAGACAGAGGATCGATAATGCGGAAGATAACGCTGATAAAGCTCTTAGGGATTGCATGGATATGCATATCGCTTCAGGCATGCGCTTTGGCACCTCAGCCGAGCCCCAAGCCAGTGAAGATAAAGCCGAGCCCTCAGTGGATGAGCCCAGTTCCGGTTCCAGTTAGATCTGGCGAGACTTTGGGCGCTTATTTCCACTGGTCGTTTGAGCTTTGGCAGAGCCTGGAAGAGTGCAACGCGTACCAGGCCGCCGAGCGGTCGTTCTACGAGGACTGAGCTACGTGGACGGTATCGGGCGGTAACCGGTATACTGACCGTAAACCATTGGATGAACCACTATGCCCTACACGTCGCTGACATTCCGACCCGGTATGACGCGCATCGCCACACCGTACACCAACGAGGGAAGCTGGTACGACTGCGACAAGGTTCGCTTTCGTGACGGACTTCCTCAGCCTGTCGGAGGTTGGCAGTCGGAGGCGTTGATCGGCGAACTGTTGGGTATTTGCCGCACCAAGCTGTCTTGGCGTTCGAACGGAGGCGTCACGTACGAGGCGTTCGGTACTACAGAAGGTCTGTGGGTCAACGCTGATGGCACGCTCTACGATATTACGCCGATCCGCTTACAGTTTGCCTCCAAGGTAGGCCCTCTGTCGGTCACCTCTGGCAGCAACGAATTGACCATCACCACAACGAGCCCTGAGGCGAGACCCGGTGACCGTGTAGAGCTTGTAGGGTACGATCTCACCGCCAGTGGTATAAGCGATGCCGCGCTGAACGCTACACACGTCATTACGTCCGTGCCCGACGCCAACTCTGTCACCGTCATTTTAAGCGAGTCCGCAACGGCTACGGTGGTCAGTGGCGGGGGTACCGGGGACGTCAACTTCCTGATCGGCCCCGGCGCCGAGGGCACGGTCTTTGGCAATGGCTGGGGCGCAGGGCCGTACGGCCTGTCGACCTACGGCACCCCACGGACAGATTTTGTTGCGATCAGCCGCGCACGTGTATGGTCTCTGGACACGTGGGGGGAAATTCTTGTCGGCACCTACCACGACGGTACACCCATAAAGTGGGACCCGACCAACGACGACCTGCTCGTACGCGCTTCGTTCATTACCAACGCCCCGAAAGGCGACCTGCTGCTGGTGACGTCGCCTGACAGGCACCTGGTACTGTTCGGCACCCAATTGCCAGGGGAGACGGACGTCAGCCGGCTGGCGATACGCTGGTGTGATCAGGAAAACTTCACGGAGTGGACGGTGACGGCGACCACGACGGCCGGGTCCCAACTGCTGTCTAGCGGCTCCGAAGTTGTCTGCGCGCAAGCCTCGTCCCGTCAGAACATGATCTGGACCGACGCCTCTATCACATCGATGCAGTTTACAGGCCCCCCGTACACATTCGGGTTCAACCGGCTCGACCGCACCCCCGAGATTGTAAGCCGCCACGCCGCGGTCGAAGTGGACGGCACCCTGCTCTGGATGGCGTTAGGCGCGTTCTACGTCTACGACGGCGTGGCGCGGGTCCTACCTTGTCCAATCAAGGACGTGGTGTTCGACGACTACAACCTTGACCAACAAGACAAGTTCTTCGGTGTCAGTAACCAGGCGTTCCAGGAGGTGTGGTGGTTCTACGTTTCGGCGGAGGCGACCGAGGTTGACCGCTACGTTGTCTTCAACTACGCAAGCCAAGACTGGACGTTCGGGACGCTCGC